TAACAGCTAACACAACAGAACTAAACTATGTAGATGTTACGACACTTGGGACGGCACAAGCATCTAAAGCAGTAACCACAAACGCAAGTAATGATTCTACAGGCATGAGAAACCTAACAGTATCTGGAACTGTAACGATTGGCTCTAACACAGCAACAACTTTACAAGCCGTTTATCCTGTAGGAAGTATTTATATAAATGCAGCCGTAGCAACTAATCCTGGTACATTATTAGGGTTTGGAACTTGGACAGCTTTTGGAGCTGGTAGAGTTATAGTAGGATTAAACGCAGGAGATGCTGATTTTGACACAGTACAAGAAACTGGTGGTGCTAAAACACATACATTAAGTGTCGCTGAAATACCATCGCATACACATTCCGTTACTATAGATTCTTCAGAAAATGGTGGTAGCTCACATGACCATTCATTAATTTTAGATGGAAGTTCAAGTGCAGAAGTATTTACTTCAGGTTCAACTGGTGGGGGTGGTGCTCATAATAATGTTCAACCCTACATCGTTGCATATATGTGGAGACGCACAGGATAATGCCAACCCTTCAAATATTAAATCCAAAAGGAATGATAAAAGATACAAACAACACATCGTTGCCTAACGAGTATTTTTCACATACTCAAAATACCAGATTTGAAGATAACGCAGCTAAGAAAGTTTTAGGACAAGACCAAGTTTTTGGAACACCCACTGTAGCACCCTATTTTTCTTTGAATTGGTCTACAGGGGCTAACAGTTATTGGTTCTATGCAGGGGCAGCTAAAATATATAGATACGATGGCTCTAGTCATGCCGAATACACAAGAGTTTCAGGGGTTTATGCAACTAATTTAACAGTAGCAGGAAATTGGGTAGGCTCTGTATTTAACGGACTTCCTATTTTATGTAACGGAGTTGATGATCCACAATGCTTGGCAACTACTGGAGCTAGTAAGTTTACTGACTTAACTAATTGGCCAGCCAGTACAACTTGTAAATCAATAAGACCTTATGGTAATTATTTAATAGCTTTAAATCTAACGGAATCATCTGTTAACTATCCTAACAAAGTTAGATGGGGAGATGCAGCAGAAAATTTAACGCTACCTAGTTCTTGGACAGCTTCAGCTACAAATGATGCTGGTTTTGCAACAGTAGGCGATGCTGGAGAATTTATTGTAGATGGATTTCCATTAAAACAATCTTTTATAATATATAAAGAAAACACCACTTATATAATGAATCATGAAGGGGGAAACCTAGTTTTTAGTTTAAAAAAACTATTTGATGACTCAGGAGTCTTGTCAAGAAACTGTGTAGCTGAATTTAACGGAAAACATTTTGTGGTAACTAATGGTGATTTAATTGTTCATAACGGAGTATCTAAAGACTCTGTTGCAAGTACAATAGTTAAAAGAACTTTATTTGAAGAAATTGATGGCACTAATTACGCTAATATATTTGTAACCCATAACACACAAAAGAATGAAATATGGGTATCTTACCCAACAGTTGGTTCAACTTATTGTAACAAAGCATTGATTTGGAATTATAAACTTAATGCTTTTAGTTTTAGAGATTTGCCTGATATTTTGCACATAGCATTAGGAATAGTAGACCCTGGAGCAACGGCAGTTGTTTGGTCAGGACAATCTCAAAGTTGGATAGCCTACAGCACAACAGAGAATTGGGGGCAAAGAAATTATAACCCAACAGAAACTAGTATTTTAATGTCGAGCCCTGGAGACACTAAACTCTATAGAGGAGATCATGGATTTGATTTTGCTGGTTCTAATTATACAATGATATTAGAAAGAAAAGGATTAACCCTTGATGGTAATACTAATACAGTAAAACAAGTAAGAAAGATTACTCCAAGATTTTCTAGCACAGGAACTGCTGAAGTATTTGTAGGAAGTTCTATGACCCCTGATGGTACATACACTTATAAAACACAACAGACTATAAACCCTGACACACAAAACAAGGTAGATGCTAGAGCCACAGGTAAATATATAGCTATTAAGTTTCAAAACACAACAGCTACAACTTTTGAGTTAAACGGATATGATATAGAATATGAGGTAATAGGAGAACGCTAAATGTCACAAGCACCTAAATATACGCCTAATCCAGTACCTGATAATCCTGAAGATTTACCCCAATATTTATTACAAGAGTTTCAAAGAATACAAGGAGCTTTAGAAGAAAATCCTACTTCTTTTATAGAAGTTAAAAATGTAGCCCCAGCTAGAATTAAACAAGGTGATATCGTTTACGGAGATGGTACTAATTTTAATCCAGGAAGTGGAGAAGGAATTTACTTTAGAAACGCAGCAGGGAGTTGGGTGAAATTATGAACTTACATATATCAGGAATACCATCAGAAAGAATTGATGAAGTTTGGCTAGAGTGCGAGCCTTATATTGAAATGGGTAATGGTAAGAGCAGAGATGAAATGTCTGTTATGGATATTTATGCAAGATTGTCAGAAGCTCGTATGCAGTTATGGTTAATATTTAATGATAATAAAGAAATTGTATCTGTGTTAACAACAGAAATTATAGAATATCCACAAAAAACTATGTGCAGAATAGTTACATTGGGTGGGAAAGATTTAGATATATGGGCAGAAGATTTGTTAGAAACATTAGAAGAATGGGCATTAGAAAATGGTTGCGTAGCAATGGAAACAGTTTGTCGCAAAGGATTTATTAAAAAACTAGAAAAATTTGGGTATGAAAACGCATACACAGTTTTAGTTAAAGAACTTACAACGATACATTAGAGGTATATTATGGGAAAAGGAAGTAATACAAATACAGTTACAAAAGATGCAGAGCCATGGGAAGGACAAGCTCCTTATTTAAAAGATTTATATTCTCAAGCACAAAATCAATTTAATCAAGGCCCAGCACAATTTTATCCTGACCAAACTTATGCTAATGTAAACGACCTTTCTTTACAAGCAGAGCAAATGTTACAAAATAATGCTCTTGGACAGCAATCTACTTTAGCTAATTCTTTAACACCAGCTTTTGAGGGTTCTTTAATGAATCCTAGTGATATCTTTAGTGACCCAATGTTTCAACAATCTTTGACAGCAGGACTAAGACCTATACAACAAGGTATGGAAACAGGTTTGCAACAAGCTAGAAGAGGTGCTACATCAGCAGGACAACTGGGTGGAAGCAGACAAGGTATACTAGAGTCTGAAGTTATAAAAGATTATTTAACTAAATCAAATGATGTTGCAGCTCAAATGTATGGTGATATTTATGGCGATTTAAGTAAAACAAGAGCAGCAGCTTTAGGTTTAACTCCTACTATTTTAAGTGCTTATAATACACCAGCTCAAACATTAGGAGCTGTAGGTGGATTACAACAAGGGAGAGATCAACAAGCTATAAACGAAGCTATGCAAAGGTTTAACTTTGGACAACAAGCACCAGGGCAGGGTTTAAATGCTTATGGCAATATTGTAGCAGGTAGTATATTACCACCATCAGTTAATTCTTCTTCATCAGGTGGAGGAGTTAGTGATTTAGCAGCTACTACAGGTGGAGCAGCTACAGGTGCAGCTTTAGGTAGCATGTTTGGTGGAGAAACTTTTATGACATCATTCGGTCCATGGGGAGCAGCAGCAGGTGCATTATACGGATTATTAAGTAATTAGGAGATTATGAAATGGCAACATTACAAGAAGAAATAAACGCTAGAATAGAAGCAGAAAGAATTAGAAGAATAAATATGTCTAATCAGGCTTTAAGTCCACAGGTTAATCAACCTGGTTTCTTTGACAATATATTTGGTAGCCCAGCAGCTATTCCAGAAATAAGACCAGAAGTAAAACGAATGGCATTAAATCAAGAGATTCAAGATTATAATCCAGCTATGGGTAATCAATATCCAGCACAAGGAAATGCGTTTAATATTTTTAATAAAGATTATGTTAATTCTTTTAATCAAGATAATGATTTTCAAAAATCTTTACAATTTGCTGTTGGGGAGAACTTTAATTTAGGAACAGGTAACGCTGGAACATATACAGACAAAGGAGATTTACCTGTAAAACCTGGCGTGTTTGATAAAATGTCTGGCTCACAAATGATGAATATGATAATGGGATTACAAGGATTATTAGCACAACCTGACTCTAATCAAAGATTAGATACTTCTTCTCCAGGAGCATCATCAGGATTAAGATTACCAACACAAGACCTGTACGCAGGTTTATTAAAATAGGAGATATAAATGCCATTACCATTATTAGTACCATTATTATTAGCAGGAGTTAGGACAGCAGTTCCTAGATTAGTACAAGCAGGGTTAACGCTTAAAAAAGCTAAATCAGTTGCTAACATTATAGATAAAGCAGCAAAAAAATCTTTATTAAAAGGTAAAATTCCAACTAATAAAACATTACTTAACTCTTTTAATCAAGCAGATAAAAATTTATTGTCACAATCTAAATTTACAGGGTTATTAAGTCCATCAAAACAAAATATTGCACAACAAACTTCTAGTAAATTTATTTTTCCTAAACCTCCAGTAAATCCAGCATTTAGAGGTAGAGGTCCTATATCTAGTCAAGCAGAAAGAATAGCTCAAGGGGAAGCAGTAGCTAGTAATATAAGTTCACAAGAAGCACGAAGACAAGCAGTTATTAATGCACAAAGAGCATCTCAAGGATCACAAACTGTTAATCAAAATATTTCCAGACAAGCTTTAAATAATCAAAGAATAGAAGCTCAACAAAGAAATTTATTAAATCAAAATTTATATGGACCTAAAGGACAATTAACTGGAAATCAATTACCTGCAAATTTACAACCAGGATTTATACCAACTACAGCAAGAAACCCAATAAGTGCTTTTGTAAGAAATAATCCTAAAAAAACAGCAGTAGGATTAACTGGAGCTGGATATTTAGGTTCAGGTTTATTTGGTGGAGAACAACCAGTACAAGCTAC